TCAACTCGGAATAGACCCTTCCTCTAGAGGCCATCCAAAATTTTTCAGAATCTTCCTAACCTCAAATCTTGAGATTGCCCCGTCCTCATAGGCCTTCAGCACATCGGAAATCGTATATTCCGGCTTTTCCGGGACTCCCCAGTTGAGCCTAACCTTCGCCTTGGCTGGGTTGAATCCGGCCTTAGCCAAAACTGGAATGAACAGTTCCCGTTCAACCGTCCGCTTCAAAAGTCTCTGTAATGCCATTACGCGTTTTTCATCCACCTTTACGGCTACGTTGGCGGAAGCTTCCGTAAAGCCTGGAGCAGTGAAAAGCTTTGGGAGTGGAGTTGAGAGGCCGAGGTAGAACTCGTTCATTAGGGTTTCAATGTAGTAGTCGAAGCTTCTGGCTCTTTCTGGAACAAGCAGCTGTACGCGTGCATCCTCAACGTTAGTTACGAAGCGGCTTCCACTTGACGGAATATTCTTTATTCTAGCATAGTAGGCTTCTGGATTCTTCCGATTATTTCTGAAAAACTTGGGCGAACTGTTTCGTCGCCTAACTTTAGGCTCCTACAAAGAGTCTGCATTATGCCTGTTCCGAAACCGTTTTTGTCATATGGCGGAGTCTTCATCCATACAATTTCCTCCATTCCAATTTGGCGTGGCTTAACATCCCATGAAAGCTGAAGTGTGGCTGGAACGCCCTCGCTAAAGGATATTTTCTGAACCTTAAACAATGGAATGGAAGCGACTTCAGCTCCTTTTTCGAGTCTTATCCACCAGAATTCGTTTCCAAATGCTACGAGGTTTCTGGCGGCAATCTGCAAAAGCTGGTCTAGGCCTACTTTTTCGCAGAATTCATCTATGAATTCTTTAGCTGTTTTTCCATCTCTTTTTTCGCTGTAATCTTCATTCATGGTTGTGAAGAAGCCTGCGCCGACAATTTGGTCTGCTCTGAAGTCGATTGCAGCCTTAGCGGCTGGCTGCGCTAGGTAGATCTCCCACATTTGGTCGAAGGATATTTCGGGCGTTAATCCTATGCTTTGCTGAGTTGAAGTGTAGAGCTCGCTTGGCGTATTCCTTAATTTTTCGATTAGAGTTTCGGCTGCTTTTCTTATTTTATCTTGGATTTTCATTTGTTTCTCCCTTCTTGTATCTTTCCAGCCCTAAGCGGAGCAAATATTCGACGAATGTGCTTCTTTTCTCCCTTTTACGGAGCCTTTCTATTTCTTTGTAGAGTTCTTTGTCGATTGTTACCGTGAGGCAGATCTTCATTCTCATCATCCTTTGTATAAGTTGTATACGAAATATACATTTTAATCTTGTTACACGAATTACACAAATCATAGAAGACATAACAAATATATCAACAGAAACCAAATAATACTAGGCGAACAATAATGGACAAGGCGGAAGAAACCACAACCCTAAAAATCTACAAGGACGCCCACAAAAGACTAACAGTCTTACTTGGCGAGTTAACTGCACAAAGCGGAAAAATGCTAACCTACGCAGACGCACTACGCATAATCCTACAATCATCAATAATGCTACCAAAAGAACTGCTAGACAAAGTGGACGAAATAATAAGGGAAAGAAAGGATTTAGGCTACACTACCCGCGAAGACTTCGTGAGAGACGCCCTAAGAAGAAGACTGGAGCAACTATCCGGCGAATTCGAGTACGTAGCAATTCCAAAAGAGGATTACGAAAAGCTAGAAGAAGCCATAACAGAAATGGACGTCCCATTCAGAAATGCAGCCGACTTCATAATAAAACAGATAGAAGAAATAATCGCTAAATATGAAGAATGGAAAAAAGCCAAAAAAGGCTGAAAATGAGGCAAAATATGGGAATGTACAGAAAAGCAATTTCAGCATGGATTTACGTTTTGATAATAACGTTAATGTGCGCTGTAACTGTGCTATCATTGATTAGTTTTGGGATAATCAAATTAGGTGAGGAAGTACCTAATCAAGTCGAAGAAGTTTCTGTTCAAACGTTATCTGACCAAAACTACTATTTTTCAGTGCTTGAAGACATACAGAAAGCAAACAGTTGCATCTACGTTGCCATGTATTCCATGATTTATGACCCAGATGATTCCTATGATTGGGCAAATGACCTGATAAGAGAGCTTGTTAACGCCAAGCGGAGAGGGGTGAATGTAAACGTGGTTATCGAGTATAGAACCTATTATGGCTATATGGACGGCAATCTGGAGGCGTATAACTATCTTTCAGCGAATGGCGTGAATGTTAAGCTTGATAATGAAACAGACACTGAGCATCTTAAACTGGTTATAGTTGATGACAAAATAGTGTATGTTGGTTCGCATAATTGGAGTGAGTCGGCGCTCTACTATAATCATGAAACTTCAGTAAGAATAGTAAGCGAGGAAATAGCCCAAACCTTTATTGAATATCTCAAAAGCAACTATGGTGTCTAATATGAAGGAAGAAGAAGCTAGCTTGAAAAATCCGGAAATTCGCGACGAAATATATTTTCTTGCATTCCTCTCCAAAAAAGAGAAGAAAGCTAAGAAAAAGCGTAAAAGGATAAAACAAGATAATTAGCAAACTTCCAGAATTTTAGAAATTAAATTTTTCTTATTTCTTGAATTCGGCTTAAATTTAGGCAGCTAATACTATTTTTTGGTGTTATAATGAGTAGGCGTAGACATACAAGCGAATTTGAGGATTGTATAAGGTGAGTTATGGCTAAGGGAAAGGATAAGGCAAGCGCCTACGCCATTTGCACGGCTGCCTTTCAAAGGGCTGGGAAGCCAATATGGGAGAAAACAAGAATTCTGGCTACGAATCCAATCAAAGAAAAGATAGTTGAAAAACCTCTCAAAATTCGCGGAGTTGCCATAAGAGCGGGTGAAAGCAGGAATAGAAACATTTACTTGCCGAAAGAATTAAAGAAGGCGGCAACTAAGCTTGTTGGCGCGCCAGTCTATATTGAGCATGTTTATGCCTCAAACGCGATAGGAAAGGTTACAAGCACAAACTGGGACGACAGGATTAACGGCATAGTCTACGAAGCAGAAATCTACGATGATGAAATACAAGAGAAAATTCGGAAAGGTTTAATAAAGCATGTAAGCCTAGCGGCCGACTATGAAAGGCTCGACGTTGTCGATGGTAAAATTCCGAGGGAACTAGATAACTGCGAACTAAGCCTAGTGGCTGTTCCGGGCGTTCCAGAGGCGAACATTCAGATTGTTGAGGAAATGGCTGAAAAAATTAGGGAGCAGGGCGAAGCCGAAGAGTTTATATTCTTTGAAATTCGCGATCCGCAAGGCTTTCTTCCGGAGCATTTCAGCATAGGCTGGATAGACAGCGTAAATGGCATAAAGGCAATTTTCGCGAGGGAAAGGGAAAATCCGGAATCGATTCAGCCAATAGCCCTACTCTTCATGAAGAGCCACGGATGGACTCCAGAATCGATTCAAAAGTGGCTGAGTGAACATCCACAATATCTAAGCCAAAACAAGATGAAGCCGTCAGCAGGCGAACCGCTAACGCCTCGAATAGCGGAGAGAGTCTGGACGAGACGCTACATAGATGGCCTTCCAGACTCAGCCTTCGCGCTGATTCTTCCAGGCGGAACAAAGGATGAGGAGGGAAAAACTGTTCCAAGAAGCCTTAGAAAGTTTCCCCATCACCGCAGAGACGGAACAGTAGACATTCCTCATTTAAGAAATGCCAACGCAAGAGTTGGAATGATGCTGAAAAATCCGGAGCTTCGCGGAGACTTGACTGTTGCCCAGCTTGAAGCTGCGAAGGCTCATCTTGACAGCCATAAGAAAGAACTTGGAATTGGAGAGTTCCGCGAAGAAGAACAGAAGCAGCAAGACATGGAAATCCCGGAATGGTTTCTGCCATACTTAGAATCCATAGAAGAAGCAATCGACAACCTAGAAGGTAGAATAGGCGAAATTGAGAATGAAATCAAGAATTTAAAGCAAGAAGTCTCAGCTTCTCCGCCTTCTTCTCAAGATGAAGTTGAAGAGAGACTAAGGAGGGTTGAGGGGAAGTTTATGGCTTTTAGGAAAATGGTTGAGGCAGTTATTCCCGATAGAAAGATTTGGGACAAGTGGGGGCACGGCCCAAAACAGATGATTTACCAGCTTAAACGTGTTTTGCGTTCCCCAGCCTTCCGCGAACCCGAAGATATGAAAAATGGAGGGATGCATCATGGCAGATAATAGCGGATTTCCAGAATGCGAAATTGGAGACATAATCTCAAGCCTAGCCGACTCAACCGTGCTAAGCCTAGAAGCAGAAACAGACATAACCAAAGGATGGCCAGTCTATCTAAGCTCAGACCTAAAGGTAAGCCCATGCACAGGAAATGAAAACGCAATTGGAATAGCCCTAGCGTCAGCTTCAGCCGGCCAACCATGCCCAATCTGCGTCAGAGGAGTAGTCAAAGTTGAAGCTGCAGGCACAATAGCGTGGCGCAGCGGTTCAAGCAGCGGCAAACGGAAAAATTGCGCAGCTTTCAGATCAAGCCGTAGACGAAGGAGGAACATCAACCTACACAATTTATTATGCGAGAAAGCTTGGCATAGCCCTATGCTCGGCTTCAGCCGACGGAGACCAAATACTAATTCTAATAGCCAAATAGGAGGAGAAAGCATGGATATAGAGGAAATTCTCAGAGAAATTGAAAACAGCCGCGAAAAGGATAATCCAAGAGTTTTTGAGGCTGTCATGAATGACCCTGAAGTTAAAGAGCACTATGAGAAAGTTGCAAGCCAGGCTGAGAGAAATCCATTCTTTAAGAAGTTTTACAGTTTAGGCGTGAAAGAAGGGCTTTTCAGCGACGTTTTAGGTGCAATTGGAAGAATCCATGACACAGTTGTTGAGGCGGCCTATCCAAACCTTATTTCAAGAGATATAATTACGGTTATACCAACCAAGGAGTCTGTTGAGCGGTTTGTTAAGGCTAAGGGCGGAAAAGCCTATGTTATGGCTGAGTCAGGCGAAGTCTTCATCGTGGGAGAAAAATACGAAACAGTCGACATATACACAAACATTGAGATTAAAGCTGCAGCGGAATGGACCGAGAAATTCCTAGAAGATGCTACTTGGAATGTTATGGAAAGGCAGACAGAGGCCTTAGGAAAGGCAATAGCCCTAAAAGAGCTAGAGCTAGTTTTAAGCTTATACGATGCTGTAGAGGCCTCTTCGCTGGCTGGCGGAAGCATTCTTGATGGAAATGCAACGGCAATGGACTGGAACAAAATAACTGAGCTTCATGACGCAATAATAAATGAAAACTTTTCGCCAACCGTCCTGTTGCTGCATCCAAGGCAACTTTCACAGCTTCTAAGAGACGACAAGTTCATAAATGCCAACTATAAGCCAAGCGGAGAGCTGGACGTAAGAACCGGAAACTTCGGCGAAGTCCTGGGCATGAGGGTTCTAGCAAGCACAAAATGCACCAACGGCGTAGCCTACGCAATAGACACAACAACTGCAGCCGTCATGCTTGTTAGAAGAGATATTACGACAAAACCCTACGAGGACATTATAAAGGGAGCATATGGTGTCGTTGCCTCAGAAAGGATAGGCTTGGGAATCCTCCAAAGCAAAGCTATCGCAAAAATGACGAATATAGCCACAAATCTCTAAATTTGCCCATTTTGAGCTTCCATCCGCCGTTTGGGTGATGAAATGCCGGAAATAATATGGGGAAGATACGAAAGGGCATACGAAGCAATTCACAATGCAATTTTAAGCAGCATAACGTCGGCTCCTGAAGGGAAAAGAGTGACGAAGATAGAGTTTGAATGGAACGCTGACAAATCGCTTAAAGCACTTAAAGCCTTTCAAAACGATGAACTGCTTTTCACCCTAAATTTTGCATGGAACCCAGACGGCACCCTAAAAGCAATAGAAAGAACCGAATAGTGGAGGTGCAAATATGACGCGAAAGGTTAGGAAAATAATACGTGAAAAAGAAATCGGAGGAAAATGCAAAATAACCATAAAAAAGTTTAAGGGAAACTTCAAAAGCGAAGAAGAAGCACTAAAAATTGGAGCCGAGCCATACGAAATAGAAGAGGAAATTTTTCCATGGGAACTCGAAGACATCTTTCTAAATGACGGAATCAATGCTATTTGGACTCTCGTTTGCGGAGGCACCGAAACAGCCTTTAACAATACCAACGCGCATATATGTATTGGAGACGGAACAACGACCGAAGACGCATCGCAGACTGGCCCTCAAGGCTCAAACTATACGTATTTGCCGATGGATGACGGTTATCCGCAGTATGGAAGCGGTCAGAAAGCGGTTTTTAAGGCTACAGCCGACGGGGACACGGCTAATCATGGCTGGCAGGAATTTCTAATTGCAAATGGAAATACGACCTCAGCGAAACATATCAACCGTAAAGTAGTCGATAAGGGAACAAAACCAAGCGGCGAAACTTGGGTGGTTCAAATAGAGCTTAGCCTAAGCTAAGCTATTTTGAGGCTTAAAGAATGGGCTGGCTTAGCGGCTGGCAATACAGAAAATCGCATGAGATACAGGGAAGTAGCATCGGTGACCAAACAAACTATCAAATTAAAATAATAGTGCACAAAGGAGCTGGAACTGATTCCGGAGAGCATGTATACTGTAATAATCACTGTCGAGATGATTTTGGCGATATACGCTTCACCAAGAGCGACGGCGTAACTGAACTTGACTATTGGCTTGAAAGCTATACAAGCGGAGACCAAGCTACTTTCTGGGTTGAAGTTCCGAGTATTCCAGCCAGCCCAGACAAGGCTATAATCTACATTTACTATGGCAAATCAGACGCTACGACAACAAGCAACGGAAAAAACACATTCCTCAAATTTTACGACTTCAACACTGATGAAGGCGATGAGTGGACGCTCGATGTGGGCAATTGGGAATGGGACACAACAAACGGCATTTTAAAGCTTAAATCATCATCGGCTGAAGACAGAGCAAGAATTAAGAATTATACGCCTTCAACGGGCATTGCAATAAGAGCAAGACTATATGGGAGTTCGTCTCCAGACAGTTACATAGACCCCGCCATCATATTCGGGTATCAAGACGGCTCTAATTTCTACATGGCAAGACCAAACTCAAGAGAGGACGAGGTGCAGCTTTACAAAAAAGTAGCAGGCAGCTTCACGCAAATTGATTATTCCTCAAAAGAAATTGTCGCGAACACATGGTACATTCTTGATGTAGCATGGATTTCCGCAAGTCACATCAAAGTTTGGCTGGATGAAACGCTTGAAATAGACCAGACAACTGATTTAGAATCTTGGGCAAGCGGAGACATAGGCGTAAGAGACTACTATTCAGAATCACGGTATGACTACTTTTTTGTGCGAAAATATGTGGAGCCAGAGCCAACGCATGGAAGCTGGGGAAATGAAGAACAGAGTGGAGCAACAGAAGTAGCTATAACAGATTCTGCAACCGGGATTGAAGCGCTTTCAAGACTATACAGAGGCCTAAACCTCACAGACATTGCAACGGGCCAGGAATCATTCAGCAGACCATACCGCCAACTCCAAATTCCAGAACAAGCGTCAAGCCTTGAACTTTTACTAAAAACCAGGAACTTAAACTTAGGAGACATAGCTGCAAGTTTAGAAATCATAGAAAGAGCTAGACAAATAGGCACCATCACAGATACAGCTCAAAGCCTAGAGCAAATTCTAAAACAAAGATTTATAAGCCTATTAGACGCGGCAGCTGGAGAAGAAATCATAGCTAGGCCTACACGGATGACAATATTGGCGGATGAAGCCTTAAGTCGAGAAATACTAAGCAAACTGCGGGAACTCACAGCAGTAACCGCCTCTGCAATAGGCATAGAATACGTCAATGTAGGAGCCGAAGGAGTAATAAAAACAAGGATATTTCTTCTGATTGGCGATTTAGCAATACAAATTACTGGAGACTAAAATGAGAAAGAAACTGCAACCCAAGCTTTCAAGACGAGAACAGCAGGATTTGATGGATAGGGCTATACTGCGAACATTAATGAAGAATAACCTAGTTAGATGGACAAAGCTTGAGAAAAATATTCTCAGCACGCAGCTTCCATTTGCGACGTCTCAACGCTTCAGAAATCGAATGAAATATCTACTTAAAAAGAAGTTAATTGAAAAAGTTCAGAGAGGAATCTATAAAATAACAGAGCATGGAAAAAAGTACCTTGAAACCCTAGAATCCATCTATGCAAATTTTGACGAAAGACAATTTTTAACAGTTAAATAAGAATTAGTGAATTTTAACTGGTTATTTTTGTTAAAAATCCTTTTAAATTAGTTAATTCTAGATTTTGACGGGTTTAAAATGGTTAAAGTTACGCCTGAAAGGGTAAGAAGCCGACTTAACATAAGCCAAGAGGAAATTGAAGATGAAAAACTTGCTGAGTTCATTGCGGACGCCGCTGCGGAAATAGGTCTCCAAATTGGCAAAGAAATAAATTATGAAGATTGCAGCCAAATAGAAGCTGCGGCCATAACTGATCTGGCAGCAATTTATTGTATATGCCACTTAACTGGAGGAAAGGCTGTAGGCTTAAGCTTCAATGTGGGAAATCTGCAAGTCAGCAGTTTAGCAAATGCACCTTCACTTTCAATCCTTGAAAAAAGAGTAAAGCAGAAACAAAAGAAATCATAGAGAAATATCTTCAATTTGTGATTGATTATGCGCCCTATTTCTATGTAATTCCAGAATCTGGTCCAGACGAAAGCTTCGGCAAAGGCACGGCTGCAGCAGCTCATGCAATAGACTTTCTCTATGAAGCATACAACGATAGAAGATTCGAAGACAGCAAAAATGAGATTTTAAATAAAATTGTTGAACTTGCAGAATTCATTGTGTCGCTTCAGTGCAACCAGCCAGATAGCTATGCCTATGGGGGCTTCAAGAATCTAGAGGCAAGCACGAGCTATTATTCCATTGACGCTATGCGAGCTATTCCAGCTCTGATAAAGGTGTATGAATTAACGGGAAATCAATCCTATCTTGATTCCGCCATTCTAGCCGGAGGGGCTTTCCTCTACAACATGCAGAAAAAACCAAGCGAGATCGGAGTGCATGACAAGTATTATGGCGGTTTCGCGCATGCAGTTACAGAAGACGGCGTATGGAGTCCAGAAATGCGTATAGTTGACTTGTATGGATTAAAGGCGTTGAAAAAACTGCATGATTTAACTTCCGACCAGAAATATGCCGAAATGATTGATGATATGCTTGCATTTTATCGTTATGGAATAGAAAACTTCTATCTGATGTTTTCTCCAGGCCCAGACGGCGATGGAAGATGGCATAGGACAGGAATTGGCGAAAACGCTGTATTTGATGATGATTTTGCCTATGCGTTAAATGCTCTTTACGAGTATGAGGGCTGGACAAGCACCGTTAGAAGGGTTTATGAACATTTGAATGCTTCGGACTGTAACAGCCAATATCCAGCCTACAATCCGGCAGTCTGCTGGGCTGGCTATATAGACGTAGAAGCAAAGGCGCCGGCATGCCAATATTATGATGTCGTTTCGGCGGGGATTCTTTGGCATATTAGAAGAAAGCATGATAAGATAAGCTATGCGTGTAGCCGAAAAATCGTAGAGAAATATCATGGAAACTTCATGTTTTGGGGCTTAAAATTTGAGGATTACAGTCCAATAGAGGATAAGCAGTCTATTATAACGGTTTCATGGCTCGGAATCTTCCTCACAAGGTACAAGCCAATCAATACGACATTCACCAAAATTTTAGGCTCTCTAGGCGAGAAAATAACCTTTTATCCACTGGTTGAAGAGGGAGAACAAGCATCCTACGGTGATGAAATCGAAATAGAGGCTGTTGTTGAGCCTTTAAGAAGTGAAGAAATAGTTTTTGAGTCTGGCTACATAGAATCTGACCAAATCAAAGTTTACGTCTATTTTCCAATTCGAAACCGCGACAGAATAGAATGGAAAGGCCGCCTATATGAGGTTGGGCCAGTAGAGGAGTACAGCTTCAGGGGAGAAACCATCTATAAGGCGTCCGTTTGCAGGAGAGTCGATAAGGCATGAGCGCAGAAATGGAGGAACCCACTAAGACTCTGATTAGGCTTCTAAGGAATAATCTACAAGTCGTAAAAGATGATGGTGAAGCCGCCCAAATCTACATAGGAAATGAATGGTATAACAGCGAAATTTCAAGGCAAAACGATGGGCAAATTACTGTGGCACTTCAGGAATGCCAAGAGCAGAAGCTAAGTGCGGATGGAAAGGTTAGGCGAGCCATACTAGATTTCAGAATAAACGTTTGGGTTTTAGACAAGCCTGAAAGAAGCGTTGAAACTCGCGAAATAAGAGACAAAATAGTAGATGAAGTTAGACGAGTCATAAACAAAAGGAACAGTAATCCAAACGTGTTCACATATAATTTTATCGGTGTTGGGAGGAATTCTGGCGACCACAAGGCCTTTCATGCAGTTTCAAATAGCGAGCCATCTCCAAACAGTCAGGTTTGGACAGAACTTACAGACGAGGAGTATACAAAGATTTGGTATAGCGATGATGAAAGATTAGCCATAACAGCCCAGCAAGACGGCGAGTATGCGCTTTTGCTCTTAAAGTTTAAGTTAGACGCCAAACCGGAAGTCTTGAAGAGTTTAAAGCTGAATTTTGAGGGGTATGGCGAATCTCCGGCTGGAAGTGGAATTACAATTAAAATTTGGAACTTTTCAACTGGATGCTGGGATAAAGCTAGCAATAGCTCAAACAGCCTAGACGAGACGGTCTCTATAAACCTTTCATCAGAATTTTCAAGCTTTATAGATGATGATGGCTATGTCTACTTGCTTGCTAGAACTACAAATCCAAGCAACGGCGTAAATTCGGCAATCCTAAATTGTGATTATTCAAAAATGGAGTTTTCTGTTAACGGAATCTGTTAC